AGAAGATATGAGTAAGGATTGTTGATAAATAGAACAGCAAATGAAATATCATGGCAGAAGTAAAAGAAAAACCTAAAGGTATCATTGGCAAGATTAAAGAACATGTTGATGATAAAGAAGAGCAACTGGCATACTTATCTACACTGATAAGAGTGATAGTTCTTGTGTGGTCCGCAGGGATCTTAACTTTGAACTACGTTAAAATACCAGGATATGAACAAGGAGATAAAATTGATCCAACTTTCATAGCTTCGGTCTTCACAGGAACTTTAGCTACCTTTGGCGTCGCTGCTGGAGGTAAGAAGAAGAGTGGTGCAGACAGTAGTGCTAACATATCTAAAAAAGATATGGAGTTTCTTATTGCTAAAGCATCAGAGACTGCTCCTGCTCAAACTATCAGGATAGAACAAGGTCCTGTAAAAATTGTCCCAGACACAAAGTAATCATGCAAAAAATTATTAACGGAATCGCTATCTTAAGCGGTGTAATCTCACTTACAGTAGTGGGTAGTGGTGTAGTCATCTATCTACAGAAAGATGCTATCATTGAAAACGTCAAAGGAAAAGTTATGGATGCAGTCATGCCTGACTTAGGTGGTGATCTAGGTGATATGATACCAGATACTACAGGTCCTGCGATACCAGGAATTCCTAAGTTCTAATGAGTGAAATACCTCACATCGGGGTACAAAACGTAGACATACCTAGAATACAAGCACCTGGCATATACAATTACGTTCCACATACACAGACGTATCCCTTTATACTACACATAGGTTCACCTATTGTGGACATGCCAGGTTGTGTGAAGTTTCACCCTGATGCAGCAAAAAATAGAGAAACACCCAACCTAAAGGAGGAAGATTCCCAAGGAACTAGGGTGCTTTGTGATGGACAGTATCCAACGTATGATGCACTGGACTACACTCCAGAAGATTTATTAATACAAGTAGACACACCACCACCAGTTGTACAACCACCACCAGAGATAGATCCACCAGAGGTACCACCTACAGGTGATATTGGTGCAGAAGAAGTTCCATGTCCTGGTCCTAATAATTTAAGAGTTGGTGACCTCACTTTGTCTGGAGATGAGAGAGTGACTGGTCATGAACTTAGTGCAGATAGTAAGGTCTGTGTGACATTGTATGAACCAACTACAGCAGCTGAGAAATTTTTACCATCGCCAAATCAAGCAACAACCACAGTGGCAATTGCAGTAATCGCAACAGCAGGAGCTGCTGCAACACCATTATTATTAAGATTAATTAAACCCGCTGTAAAGAAAGCTATCGCTACTCTTCAAAAGAAAATGGGTACTCATCGTGGGTTATCTAAGAGTGAGATAATAGCAAATAAGTATCGTGAGAAGAAAGGGTTACCTCCTTTAAAAGTTAGAAAGAAGAAATCATAACTTAGAATTATTTCCTATAGAAATTTCTTTTAGATCATCTGCATTACCATTAGCAGTGATCTTATGTTTGTGAGGACCTACCACATTAGGTGCATTGATTAACATAACGTCAGCACATACACTATAGTATGGTGACTTAGGATGGAATACTATACCCTCTTTTTTTAACTGACCACAATTTTTTAACCTGGCTATCTCAAAGTCAAGGCGTTTGTTAGCAGTGAGTTGTTTACGATATTCGTTGTGGATAGCAGTTGCTTCCATACATTTATCTCTTGCTTCTTTATCTAATGGTATAGAAAGGGTGGCACTAAACCCTAGGTTTATATTTTGTGTAGACTTCTGACCTGTACGTGTAGGGATGTAGTAGAGTATATCACCTGGTGCATCAGGTATGTTGTCATCATTATTATCTGCGTTGTTGTACACAGGATCCATAAAGATATCCTCGTAAGGATCTTGCCATGTTCCTGTTCTAGTGATGTACGGTGTAAAATTGGCGGTAGCAGTTTGACATGATATACCATCACCATATGTGTTAGTAATATATGGTCCTTGTAAAACTTGTATTGCCTGGTTGGTCACTGAGCCCGAAGAATTAGCGACTGGATTTGCTGTAGCAGAAACACCTCCCACATCTGTTGCATACACAGGCACACATGTAGAAAGTGCAGTGATAGCAGTCAGTTTGAGAATATACTGGTTGATTCTGTGACGGATTGGACGGTGGTATCTCTCTGTATTATCGTGTGAGTCTGAAGACCTGGTCCACTGTAATGCTCTGTAAATTGGAAGGCGTTTCCTGCTGAGGTCTGCTTCCAGTTCGGTTTGTTGTTTGATGATAAATCTAGTCCAGTCCATGTTGAAGTCACACCGTCTACGGTATTAGTTTGTGTTGATATTACATCAGGTGCTATATTAGTACTACCTGATTCAAGTTCTACCCCTGAGCCACTGACTGAGTACGTCCAGCCTGTAGCATAATCCATACTATTTATGGTCTCAGAAGTAGTGACAGTCTGGGTTGTCACTGAAGTCATACTGCCTTGAGTGAAATTTGGGACCACAGGCACAGCAAGGGTAGGACTAACCCACCCTATGGTTAACGTACATAACAAAAGTCTTATACGCATCGCTCATCTAGTTGATTTGTAATTCAGTTACGAATTGACCTATAGTTGAAGTTCCACTTCCACCACCAACAGCAGTTATAGCACCTGAACTTAGGACTGTACCTGAACCAGTTCCACTACCTACAGCGTTAGTCACTTGACTAGAGTATGGACTTACTGCACCAACAGTAGGTGCTGTAGTAGCAATAACGTCACCTTCAATAAATGATTGAGAGAATGAGAACGCTGAGTTTGCTACGTGAGTAGCAGTAGAGATACTACCTTGTCCTACACCATCAGTTAGTGTACCTAGACCACCAACGTTTAAGTCAGCAGATCCACCACCACCTACGTCTGTAGAGACACCAGAACCAGAGACACTATATGTTGAACCAATTCGTTCAACCTGTGTCGCTGCTGCGTTCGTTGTTAGCTGTAAAGAACTACTCATTCTATGAGTGATGTCTGCAAATGCAGGACTAGAGAATCCCGCTACCATGATAAGGGGAATAAATTTTTTCATTTCGCCCTGTTACGATTTATGTACTGTATTTATTTAGCAACATATAAAAGTATCCAAAACTACACAATTTAAAACTTTTTTAGACTTTCCGCTTGACAAAACTTAACATTTGCTATATAGTATTGTAACAGTTCTTAATAAAGTAACAAATGACAACAACAACTGAATCAGGCGGACGCCAAAACATGTATCCAACTGAAACTACTCCTTACATAGACGAGAGCATCTCCTATGAATCCTATGCAAAGAATGCAGAGAAGATCAATGGCAGATGGGCAATGATCGGTTTAGTATCAGGTTTCATTTCCTATACTTTAACAGGAAACTTCTTTTTCGGTGGAATCCTAGGGTTCTAACGAATAACATATCGTACTATTACCGTGACAGATTTGTCACACATTTCATTAACAATGAAAGTTCAATCACAATTCACAATTAATCAAAGGTATAAACTCATGACTCCAGAAGCAGAAAGATTTAACGGATGGGCAGCAATGCTAGGTTTCGTAGCAGCAGTCGGTGCATACGCAACAACAGGACAAATTATTCCAGGTATATTCTAATGACAGATAAAGAATCAAAGAAAGTTGCTGAAAAACTTAACGGTAGACTAGCAATGCTAGGCATCATCGCAGGATTAGGTGCTTACTTAACAACAGGACAAATCATACCAGGTTTCGTATAATGAAAAACTATTGGAAAAATGCAGAGCAAACTAATGGTCGCCTTGCGATGATGGGTTTCTTTGCAGCAGTCGTGAACTACGGGTTCACAGGGTTCATCATACCAGGATTCTTCTAATGAAAAGCATACCAGTACCCTTAAAAGTTGTACCGTACATCTTCATGGTCGCAGTAATATCTGCTATTCCTACAGGTATATTGGTATGACCGTAGAAGCATCAACCATCTCACCCTTCATGGCAATACTCTGGTGTTTTTATCCAGTAGCATTTCTTGTAGGGTTAGAGTTGTTTTTAAGAGCATCAGGTGACGATGACGATGATGATGAAGGCGGTGGAGTAATGTCACCAGTATACCAAGGAGCATAATGATTTACACATTAACATTCGCATGTGCAGTAGCATTTACTGCAGTTAACGGACTACCGTTCGTATTTTCATAAACAAACGCTGAGGAGAACAAGCATAAATGACTCAATTTTTACTGAAGAACGCAGGATTTATGCCTGTGTTTGAATTTTTATTCTTCCTGACTGTAGGAGTTACAGCAGGATCCGCAGGATTATTACAATGACACAAAAAATTTTAGCATGGGTGATAGCATTCGCATTCCTATTTGGAGTGAGTCAAACTGCCTATGCCATGGACAAAGAGCCTGTGATATGGGTTCAAGTTCCACAGTGGACAGATGACTGGGCAGTATGTGCAGTAGATATTCCTGATGCAGCATGCCATTGGTACGTAGCAGAAGCAGATAATACATTTGGTGATGGTTTTGACTGGGAGACCGCACCATGGTTCGATGCTAACGGATTGAATGACGTAGCACCAATACAAAAACTAACAGTCGCACAAAAATTACAAGAAGGTCAAGGATGATTCCAACGTTACTAATCGCATCAAGTTTTCTTAACTTTATTTTCTACATCTATGCAATCGGTTTTGTAATTGCGTTAGGATTAGAACAGGTTCTTAAGTTCAGACCTTTATCTTTTGACTCAACAATGAATGAAAGGAATAATTATATTGTCAAAACAAATAGAAAGTATTTGTGGAGACAGGTATGGGCAGTCAATCTAAACTGGTTTGTATGTAACTTAGGTCTATACTTTATCTCAAGAAACATGCAACCAATAGGAGACACCTTCTGGCAGGGTATGTAGAGATGAGCAC